CCGTAGAGCACGGGAACGGGGTTGCCCTGGGCCTGCGTATTGACGGCGCCGTTGAAGACGTAGCTGGGTTGGTTGTCGGGGCGGTCGCTCATCTTCAAGCCGCGAGGTTGCGGCGACAGCATTTGGACCACGCCGCCGAGCATCATCCCGAGGCCTGCTTGCATCATGTAACCGCCGATGCCGGCGCCCGCACCCATGGTCCAGCCGGAGATGAAGCCGCCTGCGACGAATAACACGGCGCCTGCAATGATGTTGAACAAGCCGCCGCTCTTGCTGCCAAGAAGCATCGGCGCAATGCGGATGTCCTCGCTTCCCGAGGGCCGGGAGAGATCCTCCTCATTGAGATTGCGTTTGCCGACGAAGACCGCGAAGCCCATGCCGCGATCTTTGGCTTTGAGAAGGAATTCGCCAAAGCCGCGAAGCTGCGCCGACAATGCAGCAATGGCTTCCCCGGGTGCATTGGAGTCGAGCGCGAGCCTGAATGTTCTACCGAACTTCGATCCGAGTACGCCATAGAGGCGCACAGTGCGTAGTTGTTGCATTGAATTCACCGTTCAATAAAAAGCCCCGCGGGAGCGGGGCTTTCGTGTTTGTGTGGGCTGTCGGATCGCCTCATCTCGCGTGGCGTGCCACCAGTCTCGTGTTCTCCAGCCAATACCCGCCATACACGTCGCGGCTCGAAAGCCGCCCATACATGTGATGCAGCATCAAGCCATCGCCGAGATAAATGCCGGCATGGTTAGGCACGAGGTTCCGGCTGCGAATCTGCATCAAGATCAGATCGCCGCATTGGATATCCCCGACAGCGAGAGGCGCGAATCCGGCAGCGGCGAGATTCTCCGTATAGAGATCGGAGCAACCGTCATCCCACCAGTTGTCGTGCCGCACCGGGTCCGGCAACACCAGCCCCCATTCGCGCGCATACCAGTCCCGGCACAAGGTCCAGCAATCCAGCACGCCGTGATGGAACGGCCGGCCGACCAGAGGTGCTTCATAACCGCCTGGCTCGATACAGGACAGCTCGCCCGCCTGGGGCGGGCCATCTGCACCGGGCGTCACCGACACGATCCACCACGGCAACCCGGATGCCTCGCACGCCACCCGGTCGCCTTCCGACGCGCGCGCCGGTGCATCGGGATGCGAATGCATGACGGCAACGATCTCGCCGGCCTCCTCGGCGTCCGCGTAATCCTCGGCCGCGAGCACGAAATGTTCGCTCGGCGTAGTGGCAAGGTTGCGGCAGGCGAGGTAGCGCTCGCGCCCCTTGACCACCACCACCAGTCCGCAGGCTTCGCGCGGATAGTCGGCCACTGCATGGGCGCGGAAGGCATCCAGGGTGGCCGGGTTCATGTGCGCAACAGGCCAGCTGCAGGATAGCTACCGAACGGAACCGGGTTGTTCTGGCCGAAACGCAGCTTGCACGACGACAACCGCCCACCGCACACATCCTGTGCCGGATCGCTGGTCGGCGTGTCATCCGCCTTCGCCACGGGGCCGCCGCTGTAGCCGCAGTAAGGCCCGCGATAACCGCCGCGCTGCAGCCAGCTGCAGCTGTTGGCGATGATCGTGCGCCCCGGCAGCTGCTGCTGCCCGAAGTCCAGCGCGCTGGCCAGCTCGAACTGCACCACCTGGTTGGTCTCGCTGGCCTTGCGCTCGAGGAACCACTTGTCCGGCGGAAACTCCTGCGTGGCATCCGCGGTGGGATTGCCATCGGCGAAGTTGCGCGCGTCCAGGTAGCGACCGAAGGTGCGGTGGCGCACCAGCAGCGCGCCGACCAGATCCTGGTAGGCCAGGCACAGCGCGGTGATGCGTCCGTCCACGTTGCCCACGCTCAGCATCGGCATCGGCGGCTTGTCGGGATTGAGCTCGAAACCTTCGGCCTGGATCGGCCAGGGCGAGTACTCCAGCCCCTGCCACCAGATCGAACCGACCTGCGTATAGCCGTGGAAGCGCAGCACGTCGGCTGCGCCCCCACCGGTGATCGAGCGCGCGTCCAGCTCGAACAGCTCGACCTCCGCGCCGGGCTCCAGCTTCTGGATATCGGCGTAGATGGTCATGGCGAGAACACCTGCTGGAAGGTCGCCGACAGCGTGTAGTAGCCGGCGGCGCGCGGCACCAGCGTGTAGCCGGCGCAGCGGAACAGCGACGGCGCACCCAGTGGCGGCGTCCACTGGAACGAGGCAGCGCCGGCATGGCGATCGAGGAAGTCCTTGATCGGCGCCATATAGCTGCCGTCTCCGTCGAAGGACAGCAGCCAGCTGTCCACGCGGTTGTTGATGCCGTCGGTCACGGTCTGGGTGTAACCGTCGCCGAACTGCGCGCTGCGCACGCGGAAGGTGGTCTGGCCTTGCGGCTCCACCTGGGGAATCCACCCGAAGACTTCAGGCATGCTGCATCCTCCACAAAATGCCGCCCTGGCGCTGCTCGCGCGCCATGACTTCCTTGACCTTGCCTTCCACCATCGATGCGAGCTGGCGGCCGGCGTCGTCGCTCTGCGCCTGCGTATCGCTCTGCGCGTTACCGTTGGCGCCGACGTTGACGGTGATGCTGATCTGGTTGTTGACCCCGCCACCGCCGCTGCTGCGGCCGCCGCGCACGCCGAGGCGTCCGTCCGGCCCGCGGGCCAGCGGCATGATCGCTTCGGGTCCGGCTTCGCCCATCAGGCCGGTGCCGGTGGCCATGGGGAACAGGGTGGGGCTGTTGACGATGCCGCCGCGGGCGAAGGCACGCAGTGGCATGCCGCTTTGCAAGGCCATGCCCTTGGCGGCCATCGGGCCGTCGAAGAAGATCGACGCGGCGTAGTTGCCCGCGCTGCCACCCGCCATCGGGCTGTAGCCGGGCAGGGCGGTCGAGCCGCCGCCGAACATGCTGCCGATCGCACCACCGATCCAGCTCAGCGCGGTGCCGGCCAGCTTGGAGATCTGCGACGCGGCGATATCGGCCGCCATCTGGCGCAGCATGGTGCGGAAGCTCTTGCCGACGCTCTTGAAGTTTCCGTCCAGGGTGTCGAACAGCATGCTGCCCAGCGAACCGCGGATCCGTTCGCCTGCCTGTTCGGCCAGGCCGACCATGAAGTCGGTGCTCTTGGCTATGTCGCCTTCGGTCTTGCCGGCGTCAGCAGTGGCATCGGCAGCACCAGGCTTCGCTCCGGTCGCGGCACCTGCTGCCTTGTCCGGCGCGGCGCCGGGGGTCTTGGCATAGCCACGAAGAAAAGCAAGCACATAGTCATTGGTGCCGCGGTAGCCGGTGCTCGCCGCATCGCCGAGCGCGGCGGTCGTCGTATCGGCAACACCATGTTTGAGGCTGCCGTAGAGATCGTCGCGAACCTTGATGCGTGCGGTGCGAGCTGCCTTGCCGTCCGCGTTGAAAGCCGCCATGACGTCCTTGGCGAAATCGTCCTTGATCTTCTGCGTTGCCGCGCTGACGGTCTTGTCGGTCTCGCTGGGCTTGGCCGCTTCCTTGGAAGCTTCCTTCGCTGCCCCATCGGCCGCCTTGCCGGCACTCTGCGTCGACTTGGTCGTCGCATCCATTGCCTTCTGCATGTCGCCCAGCGACTTGCTCGCCTTGTTCAAGGCGGTCACGAAATTGTTGAGGCTGTTGCTGTCGATATCAGCCATCGCTGCGTATCCTGTCGAGCATCATCAGCGCTTCCACCTCCCAGCGATCGAGTCGCCGGGCGGTGAGCTGCGTCCAGTGATGGAGTTCGGTATGGGTGAGCGGCGTGGGCAACTGGCCCAGCCACTCGGCCAGGTAGGCCAGTTCCGCCGGGCATGCCGGGCGCTCGGCCAGCTGGGCCGGCAGGCGGCCCAGCTGGCGTTGCACCGCTTCGAGATGCCGTTGCAGCGGCTGGCCGCCCGCGCCGGTGGGGCGGGCCAGCTGCTGCTCCGCCTTCAGCCAGTCGGCGAGCTGGCGAAGGCGTTGCCGAAAAAAGCCGGATCGTCGGCGCCGGCGCGATCGACCAGCTCGGCGATCTGCGGCGCTTCGCGCAGGAACGCCTGCACGTTGTCCGTCACGCACGGCTCGTCGAAGCTCCACGCCGAGACCAGTGCGGAACGCACCGCGAGCGTGCTCTGCTCCAGTGCCGTCTCGAGTTCCGCTTCGCCGGCCTGGGCCAGGCGCGCGACCTGTTGCATCGCGTCGTCGCGCGCCTGGCGGAACGCGTCCGACCAGCGGCTGCGGATCTGCAGCCAGTGCTCGGTGGGCGAGCCGTCGGGCAGGGTCAGTGCGATGCGGCGGCCGTCGTTGGCGCGCTGGCGGATGGCGAAGGCATCCATGCCGCTCATGCGCCGCTCCGGGTGATGCGCAGCTGGGTGCCGGTCGCACTGTCGTACAGCGCCTGGATCGGCAGCGACAGCGTGATCGGGGCGGGCGCCGTCGG